CAACAACCGCATTTATCGTTCATGTGGCAAAATGAAGAAGCATAAAGATCCGAACTATGTTGTGAAGGTGGAGCAAGCAATTGCAAAGAAGTATGGAGAGGAAACAATCCAGAACCCAAGAGGCAACTGGGACGAAGAAAAAGAGAAAGAATATTTAGAACAGCTAAAAACTCTTTCGATAAAAGAAGATAGACTTAAGAGAAAAGACGAGAAAATAGAAGTAGATGGCATTTTAATGTCCAGAAAACTACTTAATAGAGAAACTACAAAAAGAACTTGCCCTGTTTGCAACGAGTATTCTTTCGAGATACAGGACGATGTATATATGAGCAAGTTTGATTGTTGTTACAATTGTTACATTCAATGGGTAGAGGGGCGAGAAGATCGCTGGAAAACGGGCTGGCGTCCGAATAAAGAGGAGAAAAAATAGATGGCAACCACAATGGAAATCGTTAACGGCATTTCGCAAGTTATGGCGAATAGCCACGATGGCGCACTAGACGACAAAGGCGAGCCTATCAAGGTTGGCCTAAAAAGAGAAGAGGGACACCCTATCAATGATTCTCGCGTTATGGACGGCTTTAAAGTTCAGTTTGCCGGAAATCAGATATGTATTCATTATCATTCAGAGATCAAGCTCAAGGATGTGCATGATAAAAACTTTAAGAGTGATTTAGAAGGCACGATTAAAGGCATCGCAAAGTTCATCAAGAAAGAATATAAAAAGATTACAGGAAACGCTTTGTCTCTCAAGTCAGCCGGTGATGTTGATGCAGTTGTAGAGACTACTTCTCGACATCGATGCTGGGTAGAGGCATGCCAGTATTTCGATCTAGCAGGCAAGGCAGAGGCTGTCAAGGGTGATAGCAAAGATAGCGTTGATGCAAAGTTTAAGGACTTTTTGGCACAGGGTGGATGGAAGAAGGCAGAGCCAAAAGGCCAGCCAGTTCATGTCGGCGCCGGGAAGGTACAATCCAGAAAGGATATAAATAGCCCATTTAAAGACGAGTAGAGTCACATGGCTTACCAGCTATCCAAGAAAGATATTGTTAAAGAGGTGATGAAGTGCGGAAAAGATCCGAAATATTTTCTTAACAATTATGGAAGGATTTCTCACCCGATGCATGGGCTGATACCTTTTAGGACATACGATTTTCAATCAGCGCTGCTTGAAGACTTCAACGATTATCGTTTCAATATTATACTTAAAGCCAGACAGCTTGGGATATCCACCATCAGCGCTGGCTATGTTGTGTGGATGATGCTTTTTCATCGTGACAAAAATATTCTTGTCATGGCAACTAAGTTCTCAACAGCAGCAAACTTAGTCAAAAAAGTTAAAAGCATAATGAAGAATGTCCCAGACTGGCTACGAATCGCAGATATAGAAATAGACAACCGAGCCTCTTTCGTGCTTACTAATGGATCGCAGATAAAAGCAACATCCACTTCAGGTGACGCCGGCCGTTCTGAGGCTCTATCTTTGTTGGTAGTTGATGAGGCTGCCCATGTTGAAGGGCTAGACGAATTGTGGACTGGCTTGTATCCTACGCTATCAACTGGTGGGCGCTGTATTGCGCTTTCAACTCCGAATGGCGTAGGCAACTGGTTCCACAAGACTTATGCTGAATCTGAACAGGGCGAAAATGATTTCCATCCCACAATTCTGACATGGGATGTACACCCAGAAAGAGATCAGGATTGGTTTGACAAAGAAACTAAAAACATGTCAGCCCGACAGATAGCTCAAGAGCTTGAATGTAATTTTAATACATCAGGTGAGACAGTCATTCATCCGGAAGATATAAAGAGGATTTTAGAAGGCATTCGCGAACCCAAGCATAAGACAGGGTTTGATAGGAATATGTGGATATGGGAAGAATATGATACGGATAGCACCTATCTTTTGTCCGCTGATGTCGCCAGAGGCGACGGAAGAGACAGTTCTGCTTTCCATATTATAAAGCTAGAGACGATGGAGATTGTGGTGGAATATAAAGGAAAACCCACAATCGATGCATATGCAAACATGTTGAATCACATTGCGGCAGAGTATGGAAACTGTCTCCTTGTGGTGGAGAATGTTGGAGTTGGAATCTCAGTTTTAGATAAACTTTATGAGCTAGAATATCCAAACCTTTATTATTCGATAAAGTCGACACATGAGTTTGTCGACTCGAAGCAGGCTGAAGGTATGACAAACTCAGTACCTGGATTTACGACTTCTTCAAAAACCCGACCACTGGTTATTGCAAAATTAGAGGAATTCGTTCGTAATAAACTAATTACTGTATATTCTTCCAGAGTTGCAGACGAACTTAAAACATTTATCTGGAATAATGGGCGCCCACAAGCAATGCGTTCGTATTCGGACGATCTTATAATGGCTTTGGCTATAGCTTGTTGGGTTAGAGACACAGCACTAGAAGTTAACAAGAGGGACATTGAGTATTCAAAAGCCATGGTTGGCGGAATCATGACAACCAGAACCCATCTTAATACCACAATAGATGGACAGACTGGCCATGAAAAAGTTAAATTAGATAATAAAAAGGCAGAAGCAATGCAACAACAAAAAGAATTTTTGTGGCTATATAGAGGATAAAAATGGCAGACCAAAGAAAAAACCCTAGAAACGCGCAATCTGATTTATTCAAGAGATTAACGCGTTTATTTTCAGGACCGATAATAAGTTTTCGGAGCCAAACTGGAAGAAAAATCAGGCGCACACACTTGGACAAGTATGCGAATGTATTCAAGTCTGCTAGTGGCCAACACTTTAAGAAAACGACATATAATCCTTTCGAGCAATTGGCGGCAAATGCAATTGCAAACCAGAGACGATCCGAGAGGTATGTAGATTTCGATCAAATGGAATATACGCCAGAGATTGCTTCTGCACTTGATATCTATGCAGATGAGATGACAACACATTCAGATCTCTCATCTATGTTGAGAGTAAAGTGTCAGAATGAAGAGATATCCGCAGTCCTCAATACCCTATATGGAAATATCTTAAGTATTGATTCAAACTTGTTCGGTTGGTGTCGCACAATGTGCAAATACGGAGACTTCTTCTTGTATTTAGATCTGGATGATAAGTTCGGAATTCGTGGAGTAATCCCTTTACCATCAAACGAGATTGAAAGATTAGAGGGTGAAGATAAAACAAATCCAAATTATATACAATATCAGTGGAACTCAGCCGGCATGACTTTAGAAAACTGGCAAGTTGGCCATTTCCGTATACTAGGGCACGACAAGTATGCACCATATGGCACTTCAGTTCTTGAGCCTGCTCGTCGTATCTGGAGACAACTGGTTCTTCTGGAAGACGCCATGATGGCTTATCGTATCGTCAGAGCACCAGATAGAAGAATCTTCTATATTGATGTCGGACAGATTGCTCCAAACGATGTCGAGCAATATATGCAGAAAGTCATGACACAAATGAAACGCCATCAATATACTGATCCGGATACCGGCCGAGTCGATTTACGATATAACCCCCTCTCTATTGAGGAAGATTATTATATACCTGTCAGGGGCGGCACTTCCAGTACTCGGATTGAGAATGTTTCTGGAGGCTCCTATACAGGAGATATCGATGATGTAAAATACCTCAGAGACAAGTTGTTCTCAGCGTTAAAAGTCCCAGCATCATATCTGTCTAGGGCAGAGGGAGCAGACGAAGACAAGGCAACTTTAGCTCAGAAGGATATCCGCTTTGCCAGAACAGTTCAGAGGCTACAGAGAGTAGTTGTGTCAGAGCTTCAGAAAATAGGCATTGTTCATCTTTATGCTCTAGGATTTAGGGGGGACGACCTCCTTAGTTTTGATTTGGTACTAAACAATCCATCCAAGATATCTGAGATGCAGGAGCTTGAGTACTGGAGCACAAAATTCGACATCGGCGCAAAAGCCACGGAAGGCTTTTTCTCTCGCCGCTGGGTTGCAGATAAGTTGTTCGGAATGTCTGAAGAAGAATTTTTACGCAACCAG